CGCTGGCATAGCTGCGGAACATTTACTAAAGGATAAAATTGAAACTATTATAGTAACAAGACCGCTAGTATGCACCGGCAAAGATATAGGATCATTACCGGGAGAACTAGGGGATAAAATTAAGCCATATCTTCAACCGATGGAAGAAAATTTAAAATACTTCCTTGGAAGAGACAAGTTTGGACTCTATTATAATACTAGACGTATCAGATTTGAACCGCTTGAAACCATGAGAGGATCAACTTTTCATAATTCCTATATGATTTTAGATGAAGCCCAAAACTGCACGTTAGAACAAATCAAAATGTTTATAACCAGAATGGGCGAACATTCTAAGGTCATGATCAATGGAGACACCAAGCAAACAGATTTATACGATACCAATGGGCTAAACTACTGCCTAAATAAGCTCAAAGGTATTAATGGTATAGGAATCTGCGGTTTGGATTACCATGATATACAAAGAAATGGAATTTTAGGAGCTGTTTTACACGCTTTAGAATCTTGAGGAAATATGTTATATGATTATAAGTGCGATAATTGTTCGCACGAAATGGCTGATGTATACCAATCCATAAAAGAAGATGCTTTGGTAAAATGTCCCAACTGTGGAAAGGATACCCTCTATAGAGTAATATATGGTGGGTTAGGTTCTTTCATGAAAGACGCAAAAACTATAGGCCAATTAGCTGACAAAAATTGGTCACAGATGGGACATTATCAGCGTTCAGAAACAGAACAAAAACAACTAGAGAATAAGCCCAAAGAAGAATCTCCTCTATCAATCTTTGGTGGCGCATCTAAAAAAGAGATAAATAAGATGACCGTTGAACAAAAACAGAAATATATAATGACAGGTGAAAAATGAAGTTTATTGAAAAGCTAACAAAGGATGATTTGTCTAAAGATACCGTACAGCACTTATTTGACTCTAAGGGCGTTATCGCCACTGAGGATAATGACAAAATCTTTGCTAAGAGTCTAGAGATTGATCTTGGCAAAGGAGAATTTCAGCGTCAGTATTTGCTCAGAACCTATAACAATATTCCTCTAGACCCAATGGGTCCAGAAGCAAGGCGAGATATTTGGAGAAGAACAGAACTCAAGCAAGTGTCTCGTCAAACATTTGATTTCTATATTATGTATCTAAGGACAAAAAACTCTCTATATTATACTAGAGCGCAAAGGAGCTTTATCAATGGCTAATAAAAAAGGACCACTAAGCAAGGTTGAAGTATTTTATATTCAAGAACATGTTAAGCTTGGTAAGGAAATACATGATATTGCCGCTGATTTAGATCGTGGCATCAAATCTATTGAAAAGTGCGTTACAAAAGCGCAAAAAGAATTTGCACCCAAACCATTGACAGCGGGCGATCAGCTTGCTAGAACCAAGGGTTCTGTGGTAATGACAGAAAATGCTTCTACTATGGGCGACGTTGTGCGTAAGCGAAAACTGCCACCAAAGACAGAATCTTGCATTACTACTGCTAAAAAATAAATAGATATGAAGTGGGAATATTTGTTGACTAACGAATATAAAATTCGTTTTGCTATTGCTGAACACTATCTATCAAAATGTGAATCGGTAGTGGATATAGGAAGCTATAAATACAAGCTTAATATACCAAATCGTTTGTATTGCGTTGATCCAAATGATACAATATCAGATGCATATATTGGCAATATTAGTGATTGGTGGAAAGACATTGGCAAACATTTGCAAACTTTTGGAATGTGTTTTTTAGGTTGCGACATTCATGATGAAAAAGAATTAAGCGTCATCTATGAGATGAGAGATAGAGCATCAACAATTGTTCTAGAAACTTCTATAGATCATAACGTTGGAATGAATATCTTAAATAATTTTTCACAATGGAAATGCCCAAGCACAACAATTGAATTAAATCTTCCTAATATATTGACAGATAATATGGTAGAATATCCCGTACACATGAAAAGGAGATTTTTAATATATGCTTAATTTGACAAATCTTAAATGGTCAGAAAGTCACGGGGCTATTAATGAACATTCTGGTTGTGGCGCATTATACTATGCTTTCACGTATATGCTACGAAGCAAGCGTTGCGTATGCCTTGGTTCTGGTGGTGGATTTGTGCCATCTGCAATGGTAAAAGCTCAAAGATTATTAATACAAGAAAATATAATACAAACAGTTGATGTTACTTTAGTAGATGCCAATGTTGGTCCTTGGGGATTACCATTATATAAAGATCAATCGTATTTTGACTCTATAGGTTATCCAGAAATTAAATTGGTGGCAAAAACCACAAATGATGCTGCTAGCTTATTTGATAACATTGATTATCTACATATAGATGCAGACCACTCATATGGTGGTGTACTATCCGATATATATGCATACAAAGATAGAATGAGTAAAAATTCTATAATTACCTTACATGATACAGATAATGCCGTAGTTTGCGGCGGCGTACCGCTTGGCGTTTGGAAAGCCGCTCAAGAATTTGTAAAAAATAATCCAGAATATGGTATCGTTAATTTACACGTTGGTGCTGGTACTGCTATACTAGGTTCTAATATGGGAAAATATAGAGAATAATATTATGATTACATCGCACGATCAGTGGCTTGAAGAATATCGCAAAGACAAGTATAAAGTTTGGATTAGAGCTACCTTATCAAATGGAACAGATTATTATTTACCAGATCACGCATCGTGGTTAAAACTAAAATCATTATGTGAAAATCAAAAATTAAAAGTGATTAAGGTAGGCTTGCAATACCGATCACATTATGTAGAGGTTGACACGGCAGATACCGATGGTGTATACTTGATACGCTCTCTTATTGGAATGATGGGAGAAAACAGTAGACAGTCCATAACCATAGGCAAGCTTTATGGAACTAAATTGAAAAAAGAACTATGGGTTACACCAGAGTTGGTATCAGAAATTAAAGATGAAACAGATGTTGAAGATTGCTTTAAGGAAGCACTAATTTTGAATTATGAAACCCAAGAAACCAAAACCAGAACTGTTTAATAAAGACTACCAGAAGCAGTGGTCTGAAACTCATAAATATAAACATATTCATACTGGTGAATATTGTACATTTGAAGCATATGTTGCTGAATATCTTATTTTGCGACGTTCAGAAAGATTGAACCTAGGGAAGCCCTCTTATAAATTTTGGACTAAGGGCGATCCTTTACACTGGATATGGAAAAAACAATATGGTGCTGCTATACAGTTGAAAAAGAAATATAGTGAAGAGGCTATATTAAGTGCTATTAAGTCTAAAGATTTTGATAGATTATTAGTCATTGGGGTACAGAATGGCAGAGGATATAAAGTCAACCCAGAGGCTGAAAAGGTAATATCCAAGCACCAAAAGCAAATTGAAGAAGCTAATAAGAAAATTGAAGTAAATCTAGAAGTTGAAGAAAAAGAATTACCCAGACTTGAAACTAGAGCTACTCAAAGCTATAATACAAAAAGGACAACCATGAACAATTTGAGGAACCTATGAGCAAAGTAAAGAAGCCAAGTAAGTTTACAGAGGATGCTGTTAGCAACACAATTGTCAGCAAGTATGGCGATGTTGTTAGAAGTGGCACGGAAGTATTAGCAAATATCAACAATCTACAGGTTGTTGGTTTGTCGCCAGCACTAGACATTGCTCTTGGTGGCGGTATTAGAGAAGGGTCGGTAGTTGTTATGACGGGCGACCCCAAGAGCGGCAAAACCACTACTGCGCTTCATTTTGCTGCCAAGTGTCAAAAAAAGGGTAAAAGAGTTATCTATCTAAACACTGAAGGTAGATTATCTAAGCATAACTTTGATGGTAATAAAGACTTACGATCAGATGATATTTTAATTGTCGAATCCACAGACGAAAGAGTATTATCCGCAGAGGACTTTTTAAATATTATTGAGTACTATATTAATAATGATCCCGGCTGTCTAATCATAGCAGACTCATTATCTAATATGGTTCCGGCCGTAGAGCTTGAGGGCGAAGTCAGAACAGGCGTAAGAAACGCATTGCCAAGACTATTATCCATGTTTTTCAAGAGAATCAGCGGCACTCTTATGAAGAACAAGACTATATTAATATGTATCACGCACAATATTGCTAACACTGGCGGTTCTCCATACGCACCGCAAAAGATGGCAGATTGTGGAAATATGTTACAATATCAAGCTGGCACAAATATGGTAATTACCCACAGAGGAAAGTGGCAAGTTCCCAAAGATACTGGCACACACGTTGGGCAAATTGCTAACTGGAACGTAAAGACTTCCTGTGCTGGCGGCAAGCCCAATAGCACAGCGGAAGGGTGGATTAGATATGGCGTTGGTGTGGATGAAGTACAGGAAATTATTCAAATCGCCTGCGAGTTTAGGCTAATTAAGGCTGCTGGTGCTTGGTATACCATATCGTGTGCTTCTGAAAGCCCAGATCATGCCACAATCAAAGAATACTTATCATCTAAGAATGCGTCTACTACAGAAGAAATAGAAAAAGCTCTGAAGTTTCAAGGCGTAAATGCTGTTGCTGAATTTTTGAATGAAAATCCTAAGATTGCAGATTTTATCTATGATAAGATTAAGGAGCTAAATTGAAGGTAGTAGGAATAAACGGTAGAGAATATGTGTGGAATCTTACTAAGTATGATGTATTTTACGATGACACACGTAAGCGTTCTAAATACCATCTTCGTGCTAGAAATTTGTTAAAAGAGATATACAATAGTTATAGAATTTTAGAAGAAGTAAAACTACCGGGAAGCACACTGCCTCATAGAAAATCTGTTTTGTACCTTGACTTTTACATTCCTTCGATTAAAAAGGGAATTGAGGTTCATGGACAACAGCACTACGAATACTGTGAGTTTTTCCACAAGAGTAAAGCAGATTTTATCAAGTCAAAAGTCCGCGACGAAGATAAGATATGTTGGTGTGAACTAAACGACATTGAGCTAATAACCCTAAAATATTCAGAAAGTGATGATGAGTGGCGACAACGTATTAAAGGCATCTGAGAAAATATCTGAACATATAAATAGTATTAATGACTATGTTAACATAACCAACACAAAGTTTGTTGGATTTAAGGAAGAGTTTTTGTTAGTAGCAGACTTGCCACTAGATAGCCTAAAGAAACTAACACAACAAGAAACATTTGATGCGGCTTATTTGCTGTATGGATATGCTACTTATATACAGGACGAAATCAATAAAAATAAGATCGCATTGTCTTGGTGTCACGATGAAATGGAAAAGATGATCGTAAGAAATCCAGAACAATTTGGTCAATACACAAAGCATGAATCTAAAAAGTATATTTTAGCCCAAAACAATTCTTACGCCGCCTCTTTAGAAAATATGCGACAGGTGGCAGAGGGTAGACTTCAAGCATTAGAAGGCAAAGTGTTCGAACTAAAAAGAAAAGCCGATATATTGCTAGAGAAAGGAAAGAGACAATGAACAACTTTGATGAATTTTTATCATCACTATCAGACGAACAAAAGAAAAAGCTCGTAGAGTCTTTACTATCACAGTCAACCGCTAGTAAGCAAGAAAAAGAACCTCAAACACCAAAAGTGAAACAAAAGCCATCCACGCCACCACCTGTCACCGTGGATGAAAACTTCGTTGTAAGAAAGACAGATACTTCTAATAGTAGGAGAAGAGAACCGGTGAAAGCTAGAAAGAACGATTGGGTTGATACTGGAGAGTTTAAAGATATTGAAACACCACAGGGTGAACGTACTCCACGAAACAGACCATCACATAAAAAAATAGATGTAGAATGTAGTGTTTGTGGTAGAACTTTTAAGACAGACCCAAAATATGTTTATGGAGAATACCATCGTTGCAGTCGATGCACAGGTAAATAATGGAAACTAAACTAACAGACATAGGCTCTGAACGTGCAGTACTTGCTGGAATAATGCAGCATGGTATGGATGGCTATGTGGCAATATCAGATTTAATTACGCATGAATCTTTTGGTCATGCTAATAATCAGATTATATACAAGTGTGTAGAAAAGGTAGTACAAAATGATCAGAAGGTAGATATTCCGTCGTTATTATCTGCCGCCAATCAGCTTGGATTATCGGAGAGCATAAACACACCACAAGAGCTTAAATATATCAAGTCTCTATTTGATTTTCCAGTAAGTAAAGAAAACATATTTAGTTTTGCTATTCAAATAAAGAAGT